GAGGAAGGCATGCTCACAGGCAAGAACTGGATCCACTTCTTGGGTACAGCACAGTTAGATTGGGCTTGCTATCTAACTTCAATTCAACGACAACTCAGGAAACATATTAATGAAGAAATTACCATATCTTTTGACTGCGCCTCACCGTTTGTCGCAACAGCACATGGACTCGTTTATACAAACGCAATCCACACTTCGAAAAAGTTCAGTGTTGTTATGGAAAAAGCCCCAGACAACAAAGCACTTGCAGGAAGCGATATCCCATTCCCATTCGAATCAGAGATCGGTCGCAGACTTGTAATGGGCGATATTTGTCATTATGCTCCTGGCATGTTGAACAAAATTAAAAAAGAAGGTAAAACTTCTTGGGATAGTTTTGCTTATTCATTGTATATGGCACATAATGTACAATGTCATATCGAAGCGGTACAACGTGCTAATCATTATGCCGACATTGAAAGCGCAAGATTTAAACCTGACTGGCGTTCATGGAAAAAACTTAACTCTAAAGAACTTGCCAGCGATCAGTTCAGCGAATGGGTTCCACGTAATGTATTGTATTTTGATCGCTTTGTTGAAGAGTTGTTTAATACTAAAACATTAACAGAGGCAATGGAGATGTTAGAGCATACAACTGCTAAAGCATTCTTGATTAGTATTGCCGGTGCTCGTAATACCACAAATGGACAGAACGATAATTTGTTTGGCGGTTTATTTGATGTAGAGGAAGTTACCCGGGCAGATGAGATTGATCTTTCAGATGCCAACGATGCTGCATTACAGAAATTAAGTGACGAACTTGGAGATTAATATGAATAGAGAAGGCCACGAAAACACAAATTTCTTCTACGGTATAGAAGTAGAACATACTCCTGCATACGGTAAGAAAACCTTATTTGTTGTAGGTGTACAAAGTGTAGATGATATTGCTGCTAATCTAAACGGATGTGAGCATATCTATTTTGGTGCTAATCAAAGTTTTCCCAATCTAGATTTCAACGATGCCGATGGGTGGATGTTGTGGGAAAACATGTTAAAATATTTTCTTATAAGAGATTATCAATGTACATTGGACATAGATGTTAAATGTGTTGAAGGCATGTTAGAAGGTGGATTCACTGAGTATCATAATTTTATTCCAATGATTTCGGTGAAACTGCCCTATTTACAACAACTAGGTTATAATGCTATAATTAAAATAGATGACAAAGACTTTAAGTCGACTAATCCCGGTGTGTGGTGTCATAGCCTACACAATTTATTAACCCGTGAGACCTTTACAGACTGGTCTCAATATACCAAAGACGAAGTAATTAAATGAACGATTTATCATTTATCTGGGTCACCTTCCGCAAAGAAGGTATCCATATGTATCCCGCAGCCGCAACTGATCCTAAGTTGGCCACAGGCGACGAATATGATGTAAGTTTCCTTGGAACTCCACATCGACATATTTTCCATTTTAAAGTTTCTATTGAGGTCTTCCAAGATGACCGCGATATTGAATTTATCCAGTTTAAGCGTTGGCTTGAGAAGTGCTACAATGATGGCATTCTTGAACTCAACCACAAATCTTGTGAAATGATTGCTCGTGAACTTAACACGACAATCACTGCAAGGTGGCCTGGTCGTAAGACCATCATTGACGTAAGTGAAGATGGCGAGAATGGCGCTACCCTTACATTTTTTAATCAACCCTAATAATAGGAAAACTTAAAATGGCACAGCCAAATTACATTCAAAAAACTCTTAAAATGAAACCCGAAGTTACTCGGATCTTTGATGATCTCGATGCTTGGTTAGATCATTGCCGGTTTAATCTTCTTCCCTACAACGAGAAGGATCTTTATCGTTCCAATGACTATCGCAGGTTCCAACAAGAGCAAGAGTATTTGCAACGTAAGGCACGTCGCGAGGCATCAAACAAGCCTAGTCGTGAATATCAGGATCAATAATGCGTAAACTATATTATATGGGTTTAGAGCCATATAAGGCTCGTTATACCCTTCAATTGCAAGATTGGAATACTGCTGTATTTGATCGTCGTGGTATTAACTATGTTGTTGTGCCTGGCGAAACACTCAGCAATGATCAAGCAATTGTAACTGGTCAAGTACTAGATGCTCATGGTCGCACATACTTTGGTATGAGCCAACTTATGAACTTGATACGTATGATGAAAGCAGGAGAATTAAACAATGAAGATGTTGTCTACTTTGAGGACATGTTTCAACCCGGTATCGAGAGCTTACCTTATATCCTCAAGCAAATCGATAGCAGCCACCGGCCTCGTATTTTTGTTCGCTGTCTTGCCCAGTCTATTGATCCTGACGATTTTGTTCATGTGTGGAATATGCAAGAGTTCATGGGTCATTATGAAAAGATGGTGGACTCGTTTGTAGATGGTATACTTGCTACTAATGAAGAAATGGTAATGCACATGAAGATTGCAGGTTGGCGGGCTCCAATCTACAATATCAGTGGATTAGCATTCGGCAAGAGTGAAGTACAAGGTCGTGTTACAAGCATTAAGCCATTCAATGAACGCAAGAATCGTGTGGTATTTTCTGCACGTTGGGATCAGGAGAAACAACCTGATTTCTATATGGACCTCATTGAACAATGGCACAAAGAAAACCCAGAATCCGATGTTGAATTTTGTGTATGTAGTGGCGGCAAACTAAAATCAAATAGTGAAAGCTATATGGCACGTACATATGATTTAGAAACTAAAGGTCTATTAAAAATCTATCAGGATTTAGAAAAGAATGACTACTACAACATTGTTAATGATAGTCGGGTTGTATTTAACTGTGCGTTACAGGACTGGGTATCAAACACCGTCAGTGAGGCCGATGCTCTCGGATGTAATGTTCTCTATCCTGCTTATCGTAGTTTCCCTGAAACTTTCGCTAACGATCCTGACCGTTTGTATATCCCTTGGAGCATTGATAATGCTATTGGTAAGTTGCGTAGGTTACTACAAGAGCCTCATAAGAACATGGGAAAGATAAGTGACTATAATGATAGTACCATCGATCGCATTATTGATATCTTGCAAGGCAACGGTAATAATATGTTGCGTATGAGTACTGATTACAGGAAACATACTCGTGAATCAAAATATTAAACGAGTAATTATAACAGGTGCTATGGGCTTTATTGGTAGTCATACCGCTAAGGCCTTTCAGCAAGCTGGTTATTATGTAATTGGTATTGATCGTACATGGACTATTCCCGATGCTGCATTATTTGTTAATCAATTAATTATTGATGATTTTGTAAACATCACCGCAACGGCTGCTAACATAAACAATGTAGACACAATTATACATTGTGCAGGTACTAGCCTAGTTGGTCCAAGCATTGACAATCCAGGTGAATACTACAATAATAATGTTGCTAAGACCAATACAATGTTAGATGATCTTTCAAAATTAGGATGGAAGGGTACAATAATCTTTAGCAGTAGTGCAGCAACATATGGTAATGATTGTATTGTTCCTATTGTTGAATCTGCACAAGGAACACCTATAAGTCCATACGGTTATAGTAAAAAAATGTGTGAACATGTTATCGAAAGTCATTCACATGCTCATGGATATAAAAGTATTGCATTAAGATATTTTAATGCTTGTGGTTGTGACCCAGCCGGAGAGCTAGGTAATGTTTGGGATGCTACTCATCTAGTCCCAAGGGTAATACAAAGTGTATTAGAAACAACACCTTTGATTATAAATGGTAATGACTTTTCAACCAAAGACGGAACATGTATTCGAGATTATTTACATGTATCAGATATTGCCGATGCCCATTTAAAATCTGCTGAGTTTGCTAAAACACTTGCCCACGGTACATTTAAAGTATATAATCTAGGAACAGGTCAAGGTATAAGCAATCTTGAAGTAGTAAAAGCAGTTGAAGCTGCTACAGGATTGGATGTTGATTATACATATGGACCAAGAAGATTTGGTGATCCAGAAGAGTTATTTGCAGATCCAAATAAATTTATATTGGATACTCAATGGCGACCTAAATATAGTCAATTAGAAACCATTGTATCAACTACCCTTGATTGGATGGAAAAAATTAATCTTAAAATTATAAAGGTTGAACATGTCGAAGATTAAAATAGCAGAATTATTTTATAGTATCCAAGGTGAAGGACGTTACATGGGTGTACCGTCTGTTTTCTTACGTACATTTGGATGTAACTTTAAATGTGCAGGGTTTGGTATGCCACGCGGCGAACTGAGTACAGAAGTTGAAGATATTGCACAAGTGGTTCATTTGTATAACGATTACAAACAACTACCACTAGTTAGCACAGGGTGTGATAGTTATGCCAGTTGGGATCCACGCTTTAAAGATCTAAGTCCATTACTAACTACAGACGCTATTGTAGAACGCATTATGGAAATACTTCCACATGGTGAATGGCGTGATGAACATTTAGTTATTACAGGCGGCGAGCCATTGCTAGGCTGGCAGAAGCAATATCCAGACTTGTTAAAGCATCCTAAGATGAAGGGTCTTAAAGAGATTACCTTTGAAACAAATGGTACAATGAAGTTAACAACAGAATTTAAACAATATTTGCACACCTGGAAATATCATTGTGATGATGTTGATTTCTATAGAGACGTTACATTCAGTGTGAGTGCCAAACTGCCATGCAGCGGAGAGCCTTGGGAGGATGCTATCAAGCCCGAACGTGTATACGAGTATGAAGAATATGGTACAGCATATTTGAAGTTTGTTATTGCCACAGAAGAAGACTTTACTGATGCAGAACGTGCCATTGCCGAATATCGTGCAGCAGGATTTACAGGTCATGTGTATCTAATGCCAGTTGGCGGTGTTGAAAGTGTGTATGCAATGAACAATCGTAATGTAGCATTGTTAGCAATGAAACATGGACTAAGGTACAGTGACCGACTACAAGTTCCACTCTTTAAAAATGAGTGGGGTACTTAATTAAAGGATACATATGTCTAAAACATGTACAAGTTGTTTGAATCAAATGGATTATCTTGCAACAAGATGTCCTCATTGTACATCACATTATCGACCTATTACTCCTATATTTAAAACAGAAACTGAAATACTTATAATTGTTTGTATAATAATAGTAACCATTATTTACGCAATATTTAAGTAGCTTCTATACGTAATCTAAAGAGAAAAAAATGAAAAAGTTTATTAAAAATTTATTAGGCATTGTAGACAAACCAGTAGTTGTAGAAACCCCCGAAGTTAAAAACGAGCCAGTTATTTTACCCAAAGTTCCACGAGCAAAGAAACAAAAAACAGCAAAAGAAATTGCTACAGAAAAAAAAGAACCGTGGGTAGCAGTTATGGATACTCATGTTAACAAAGATAATATTCGTAACGGATTCTTTGAACTTGACTGGAATGAGTATTTTGTGTTAAAATTAAGAACAGAAGGATATCAAGGTGAAACAGACGAAGCGGTTGTTGATATTTGGTTCCAAGAACTATGTAGAAATATTGGAAGTGAGTCAGGCGTAAATATGGATCGTCGGGGTAGTGGTTATATTAATGTTAATAATTTAGGTGACGGTAGATCGGAAATTTCTTAATGAACAAAACATATATACTTGTAGATACAGCAAATACATTCTTCCGTGCAAGACACGCTACTCGTGGTGATCTTAATGATAAGATTGGTATGAGTCTTGCTACTGTATTAGGTAGTGTTCGTAAGGCATGGCGTGACTTTAAAGGTGATCATGTTATCTTCTTTTTGGAAGGCAGAAGCTGGCGTAAAGATGTGTATGCTCCTTATAAACGTCAACGCACAGAAGCCCGTGCTGCTCAAAGTCCTAGAGAAGCAGAAGAAGATCGTGTGTTTTGGGAAACGTTTGATCAGTTTAAAGATTACATTACCAACAAGACTAATTGCACAGTACTACAACATCCACAATTAGAAGCAGATGATTTAATTGCTGGTTGGATACAAAGTCATCCTAATGATAATCATATTGTGATCTCAACAGATGGAGATTTTGCACAACTTATTGCACCCAATGTTCGCCAATATAATGGTGTAATGCAAATTACAACTACACACGAGGGATACTTTGACGAAAAGGGTAAGCCTGTTAAAGATAAAAAAACTAATCTGCCAAAAGGCGCACCAGACCCAGCATGGTTACTCTTTGAGAAGTGTATGCGTGGCGATACCTCTGACAACATCTTTTCTGCTTATCCAGGGGTACGTGAGAAAGGCACAAAGAATAAAGTTGGTCTACGTGAAGCATTTGGAGATAGAGTAAGCAAAGGATATTCGTGGAACAATCTCATGTTGCAACGTTGGTCTGACCACGAGGGTGTTGAACATCGTGTACTAGATGATTACAATCGCAATGTACAACTGTGCGATTTAACAGCACAACCAGATAATATTAAAGAGTTAATTAAAGAAACAATAGAGACTGCTACACAAGCAGAAAAGAATATTCCACAAGTTGGAGTAAGATTGCTCAAACTATGCTCTGAATATGACCTTAACAAGATTAGCGAACAAGTGCAAAGTTATGCAGAACCATTAAATGCGAGGTATATAGCGTGAATGCAGTAATTTCAAAAGTTTTAATCCCTAATAAAGAGTGGATTATAGAAGGCAATGGTAAAAAGATTGGGTCTATTGCTAAAAATAAAAAAGGATACATATTCTTACGTAAAGGTAAAATGGTAGAAATTAAAAGTTTCAAAGAAATTGTTGATCAACTAGCAACAGTTGATAAAAAAAATAACAAGTTTGAAATAGAACCACTTACACATACAATTTACAACTATCCTTGTCGAACCAAACCATATAATCCTGTATATAATGTACAATCTAAATTACCTCTATATACAAAAAACTTAAAAAGTAAGAGTAGATATTGTGCTGGCTACTATGTTATACAATTTCAGAAAGGCTGGCTAAGAAGTTATTGTCCAAAATTAATTACCCTTGAACGGAATCCATATCATGGTCCATTTAAAACTTCACAAGAAATGAAGGTTGTATTAAATAGTTTAAATAAGGTATGAAGCAATTAAACACAATACCTATAGAAGACTTCCTAGATAAGACTAAAATTGCCATAAAAACTAATCAAAAAGTGGTAACGTTAAGTATAAAAGAAGCTACAGACTTGCAAAATAGTCTAGCAGCGGTAATGACACGATTAGCAGGACAGTCTTCAACAGATATTCCTACAATACAAGTTAAAATGGACGGCGGTAGATTTTAGAAAAACAGGTAAATATATACGCACATTTGGAGCGTATGTAATGAGTAGACCTAAACCGAACGTCTTATTAGAGATAACAAATAAAAAATCGTATAAAACAGATCAAGTTTTAGAGTCTGACGCTGTTTGGTCTGTATTTTATCAAGATAAACCTATTAATTTAAAGACCAGTAGTGTAGTTGCACAGGAAGTAGGACCAAAGTATAAGAAGGTATCTTTTGCAAATAGCGGCCATGCTTTTAACTTATCGGAAAAATTGAACAAAATGTTCAATACAACAGAGTTTTCCGTTTATAAACTAACTTCTGGTGAGAAAATCACCGATGAACCAAAAACTTAAAATCACCAAACTAGTAGCCGAACAATTAGGGCTAGCTGTTGACGAACAGTCAATAGACAAACTACGTCAGATATTTTGGAGTAATCCAAGACTCAAGAAAAATGGTGGACTTGGATTAACTGAAAAAGGATTTGAAAGTTTCTGTAATGCTGAAATCAAACATCACAGGGTAGCATTTGAAGAGCCAATGTTCTTAACCAATTCGTTATTATTATGGATTGACAACAATGTTGACTGTCCGTTTTACTTAACCCATAAAGAAATATATCTTTTTGGAGAAAAAATGGCAATTCAACTCATTTTATTTTCTGGAAATATCCAAAAACTACAAAGAGCACAGAAGAGATACGCAGAAATCACTTGACAAAGTGCGTAGATGTATGTATAATTAACGTATTGCAGCAAATAATCGCCGCAATACTAATTTAACTTTTTTAGAAAGATACCACTATGGCAGAAGCAATGAGCGCAAATCGCACCGTTACTCCTAACGAGGCGAAGCGTAGTATCCGTAAATGTGTGAAGATCCAGCGTCCTGTGTTCATGTGGGGCCCTCCGGGTATTGGCAAATCCGATATCGTTAAACAAATCGGTGACGAACAAGGACGTGAAGTTATTGATGTCCGTTTAAGCCTTTGGGAACCCACTGATATTAAAGGTATTCCATATTACAATAGCAACGAAAACACCATGACATGGGCTCCTCCTTCGGAATTACCCACTGATCCAGAATCAACTGCTATCCTGTTCTTAGATGAGTTGAACTCTGCGGCTCCTGCTACACAGGCGGCGGCTTTCCAATTAGTACTTAACCGTCGTGTTGGTACTTATCAACTACCAAAAGGTGTTAGCATTGTTGCCGCAGGTAATCGCGAAACTGACAAGGGTGTTACTTATCGTATGCCTGCTCCTTTGGCTAATCGTTTTGTTCACATTGAATTAAAATCAGACTTCGAAGATTGGCAAGAATGGGCTGTTAACAACAAGGTGCATGAGCAAGTTGTCGGTTACATTGGTTTTGCCAAACAAGACCTATACGACTTTGATCCAAAATCCTCAAGTCGTGCCTTTGCAACTCCGCGTTCTTGGTCTTTTGTTAGCGATTTGCTTAAAGACGACGACTTGGATGAGCGTACATTGACCGATTTGGTTGCTGGTGCAATTGGTGAAGGCCTTGCTGTTAAGTTTATGGCACACCGTCGTGTTGCTAAACAGATGCCTAACCCAACTGACATCTTGTCTGGTAAAGTAGAGAAATGCAATATCAAAGAAATCTCAGCGATGTACTCTTTGAGCATTAGCCTTTGCTATGAACTGCAAGATGCTTTTAATAAGAAGGCTAAAGATTGGGATGCACAGGCAGATCGTTTCTTCTTGTTCATTATGGATAACTTCCCAACTGAGCTAACTGTTATGGCTGCTAAGGTTGCGTTGACTAGCTACAATCTTCCGTTTGATGCATCTAAGTTGAAGAACTTTGATCGCTTCCATGACAAGTACGGTAAGTACATTTTGGTTGCAATGGAGAGCTAAAAAAGCCCGCAAGGGCTTTTTTTACTTGCTCTTTTGATAAATTTAATGTATAATATATGCTTAAACACTAAAAGGATACGCTATGTCTAAAGTAATGAAGGCTGAAAAAACTAAAAAGCAAGACTGGGCAGATAAAGAGTTTACTCCGTCTGAAAAAAATAAAATTCTTGAGAAACTTATTACAGCTCGTGTTGGTTTGCTATTGAAGCATCCGTTCTTTGGCAATCTTGCTACACGTATGAAAATGGTTGATGCTAGCGAATGGTGCAATACATTGGCCACAGACGGACGCACCTTTTATTACAATAACGGCTTTGTTCATAAACTAAATCCTAAAGAAGCAGAGTTTGGATTTGCCCACGAAGTTCTACATAATGTATTTGATCATATGGGACGTCGTGATGGACGCGATCCTACACTATCAAATATTGCCGCAGATTATGCCGCTAATCAAATTCTAAAAGATGAACGTATTGGTGTAGTGCCAAATTTTATTAAAATCTTTCAAGACGACAAGTATCGTGGTAAGAGCTACGAAGAAATCTATTCCGAACTCTACGATAAAGCAGAAAAGATTGATATTGGATCACTTGGCGAATTACTTGACGAGCATTTAGATGGTGACGGCGAAGGTGACGGCGAAGGTGACGGCGAAGGTGATAATAATGGTAAAGGCAAGGGTCGCCCAAAATTAACCGCTGAAGAAAAGAAACAGATCCGCGACGAGATAAAAGAAGCTGTAATGGCTGCTGCTCAATCCGCAGGTGCTGGACGAGTGCCAGCAGGTATCCGTCGTATGATCAGTGACTTTACTGAGCCTAAAATGGATTGGCGTCAACTCCTGCGTATGAATATCCAAAGTATCTTTAAAAGTAATTTTAGTTTTGCTCGTCCAAATCGTAAAAGCCAACATTGTGGTGCTATCCTGCCCGGCATGATGAATGAAGAAACTATTGATGTGTCTGTAGCAATTGACATGAGCGGAAGTATTTCTGATGTAATGGCCAAAGACTTCATTAGCGAAGTTAAAGGTATTATGGATGAGTACAGAGACTTTAAATTGGACCTTTGGTGCTTTGATACTGAGGTATATAACTATGCTCGTTTCTCTGGAGACAATGCAGATGATATTATGAGCTACGAGGTTAAAGGCGGTGGTGGCACAGACTTTGATGCTAACTATGAATTTATGAAACGTGAAGATATCAATCCTAAGCGTTTTATTATGTTTACAGATGGATACCCATGCGGAAGCTGGGGAGATGAGGACTATTGTGAAAGTTTGTTTGTTATTCACGGCAACGATACCATAATTGCACCCTTCGGCCAGACTGCTTATTATAAATAAAGTAGGTATATAATGTCTCTAAATAGAGGAAACGTAAATGCTCTGTCAGTACTAGGACTAAGGAAACTATCCTTTATTCCAGAGCATTTTACCAAACTTTTGATAGAGCATCGATTTGATGTTAAGGACATCCAACATTGGATTGAATATAACCTAGATGGCAGATATGCCATTAAAGACGGATATGGTTTAGATCGTGATAGGAAAATCGTTGCTTACACAGAAATAGGAATGGAAGATCCAAAAGAGCTAACCATGCTGGCAATAGGATGCCAACATTTACATAAAAAATAAGGATATTTAAAATGGAAGAAAATCAAACACAAGAAGCTGCTGCTCCTCAAATACCAGAACTTACAATCACTGATCTGGGTAATCTACGGTCAATTGTAGATGTTTCTGTACGTCGTGGAGTATTTGCTGCTAATGAAATTTCAGCAGTAGGTGCAACCTATGACAAATTAAATGCATTTCTAAATGCAGTAGCACCGCCAAAGACTGAAGATCAGCCTGCAGCCGCAGAATAATAAAAGGAGAGTAGCATGGCTAAATTTACCAAACATGTAGGTAAGATGAAAAATAATTCTGCTCGTATAGCAGTAGTATATAGAACAATTCCCGGAGATGCTAATAGTGCATTGGTTGTAGGAACTAATGGTCTCACCGACGCCTACCATGACTCATTGATGAGTCTGATTGACAGTGATGCCGGACAGCAAGCCAACGAACTTGCAGATGTTCTTGCTGTACGTCGATTCCCTGATGGTACTGTCATGCTACAATATTTGCATGCCAATGGACACCTTAAAAAAGTTCCTACCAATCTTGTATTAATGACTGCAAATAGTCAATCAACTACACCATTAGATGAACTTAATAGAATAATTGCAGAACAAAAGGGAGTTACATTAGAAGAACTAGCAGTAACAGATGGTACTCCTAAAGAAGAAATTAAAACTTCTCTTAAAGAAGAAATTGTTATTTCAGACGTTGTTGTGCCAGAGATTAAGAAATCGGTAGTAGTTGAGTCTACTGAAGAAATTTCTGATCCTATACTTATTGCAAAACAATATCGTTCTAAGGCCGATAAGTTGGCTAAAGATGCTGCTAATTTCCGTAGAATGGCAGATGCTATTGATCCACCAAAAGCTAAAGAATCCAAGGCTAAGAAAACTGTTGCTGCTTAATGTCAGATTCAGAACATATATATCTTAATGCACTAAGTGAGATTTTAGAAACAGGCGAACATCGTCCAGATCGTACTGGCGTAGGTACTATCAGTAAGTTTGGATTACAATTAAAGTTTGATCTCAAAGAAGGATTTCCGGCTATTACTACAAAAAAGTTAGCCTGGAAATCTGTAGTTAGTGAACTTCTTTGGTTCATCGAAGGTAGTGGGGATGAGAATCGTTTAAAAGAAATCCTTTACGGCAGTCGTACTAGCACAGAAAGTACTATCTGGTCTGGCAATGCCAGTGCAGACTATTGGAAACCAAAAGCAAGATTTAAAGGCGACTTAGGTAGAGTATATGGAGTTCAGTGGAGAGCATGGCGTGCTCCAGTGTTTGGTGCTAATCGTATGGCAGTTAAACATGTTGATCAATTACAAACATTGATTAATAGTATTAAGAAAGATCCATACGGACGCAGACACATTCTTAGTGCGTGGAATCCCGGTGAGCTCGAGCTAATGGCATTACCTCCATGTCATGTGATGAGTCAATTCTATGTAAGTAGCAGTGGTAAGCTGAGTTGCCATATGTATCAACGTAGTGCAGACATGTTTCTTGGAGTGCCATTTAACATTGCAAGTTACGCATTGTTAACACATATGGTTGCCCAGGTATGCGATCTTTCAGTAGGAGAATTAATTATTTCTTTTGGTGATGCACATATATACGACAATCACTTAGAGCAAGTTAGAGAACAGTTAAGCAGAGAACCATTGGTGTTACCTACATTAGATCTTGATAAAAGTATTTTAGATATAACTAAATTTACCATGCAAGATGTTAAACTAGTTGACTATAATTGTTATGCTACTATTAAGGCACCTATGGCAGTTTAAACTACCATAACTTCAATAACCCCAAAGCCTTCGAGTTGATCCTCCAAGGCTTTCGCTATTATAGCATTAGGTAAATCATCCACTGTAATTGACTTACAAGCATATCCCGGATACTCACTAGTCATCAAAAGATCACCTTTTCTAATATAACCCCACACTTTGCAAGGAACCCGGCCTTTTAAGGCAATATAGGGGTGAGTTTCGTCGTTTCCAGCCTCGGAATTCATCATAAGTGCGGGTTTTGTACTTACTATACCTGCTACCGCAGTATCACCTGCAAACGTAGAAATTGTAACTTCTTTTTCACCACCAATTACTAAAACAGTTCCAGGTTCGTATACATCATCTGCTGCATATCGTTCAGCCAAATCAGCATATAAGGCGCTGGTAGCAACCCCTTCAAATCTTGTTGCTTTAACATAATGAGTTGATGGATTATAAGTAAATCCATAATCTATAGAGATAGTTCCATTTATAGCAGAAGTACCTGTATTAACAAATCCTACAGGATTATATCTATTGGTAGTATCGAGTGTGGTTGAAAATCCCGAAGCATATGTGGCAGTGTTTGAAACTAATGCGTGTGCAGCAGTTCCCCAAAAATAATTACCAGCAGCTTCAGAATTTCCTGTATTAGGATTTGCACCAGTTAAATTTATACCTTTATGTAACCTAGCATTGTCTGCATAAATTGTATAATTACCAGATAATCCACGATTCAATGTATACTCTTGATTAGATACAGTTGCAACAACATCACCATTAATAACTGCTTTAGTATTATAAATTTTATTTTGGCCGTCGGCAGATTCAAAATCTCCTCGCCATCCTGCATTTGAATCTGCACCAATTGGAGGACCAATTAATATATATGATAGTCCATTAAAAACATATAATTGTTGTTCTGTAGTATTATACCATAAGTCGCCGGTAGTAGGAACTACTATATTAATAGGATTATTAGAATTTACTTCAAGTGTAGCAAGACTTTTCCAATTGGTAGAATCATAGACATTGATATGTTTATTATTTGAATCATACCAAAGTTGTCCTTCAATGGGTTTAGATGGTGCAGATGAATTAGAAAAATTTTCTAATAATCTCAGGAAGTTTTCGTTTTGAATTTCTCCGTAGCCTGCGTAGTTTCTACCTACAAAAATTAAATCAGTTGTTGTATCTATAGATGCATCGGCAACTGTTGCAATAATTGAACCATTAGTTTTATTTAAAATGTATGACATTGAATTAACCTTTAAATTCTCACAATGTTAGTCACTGTACTAAGAGATGGAGTATAATATATATCATACCATTTCCATATATTAATTCCTGGGTGTATCGGATCGTCAATTAGTTTAAATCTTCTAACAGATGCAGTTAGTGACACTCCATTATTATATAAACAAACAACCTTAGCATTTGAATTAATTGGGTAACCGAGCTCTCCATATGTTATATTTGTAACTGTAGAAAATACTAAAGGTAAAAAGTTTTTTATGGCAATATTTCCTGCCTCTATGTTTGATTTTGCAGTAGCAACGTTTGACATTACTGGATCAGGACTACCGTAGGGCGTAATATCAAATGTGGCAGTTAGTGTTTGACCATTAGGAAATTGTTTAACTCCATTTATATAATAATCTCCGGTGATATATAAATCAGATTTTACATCTAGATCACGAAGGAAAGTTGTACCGTTTACCACAGATGTAACAGTTCCATAACCAAGATATGCGGCCGAATCAGTAGACTTCATATTAAAAGTTGATGTACTAATCAATCCAATAGCAGTACCATAAGAATACAGTACACTAACTTTTTGAGGTACATTTGTATCATCGTCTCTTATAGTACTTGGGGGAGGTTCAATACCAAATTTTCCCAATAGTCCAGACACAGCCGGACCAACCAACTTATAAGTATATCCATTCCATATTTTTAATTGGCTATTAGCACTGTCGTACCATAAATCTCCTGTACTAGTTGTAATAGTAGGAGTACCGTTTACTGTTGCGCCATATGTAGGTTTAAAAGAAGTTCCATCAAAAACATTTAATCTTTTTGTAGTAGTATTAAACCATAGTTGTCCAGGTTGTGGATTTGCAGGTGGATTATTGTTGGAAAAACTTGTTAGTAACTTAACCAAATTATTATTAAGATACTGTCCATAGTTATCAACATTTTTTCCAACAAGATCTAAACTAGTAGAAACACTATCAACTACCCCAGTAGCAATACTTGCTAAAACAGAACCATCGTTGTTATATATAATGTAAGCCATAATTATGTTTTTATAAGATATGTTAAATAGGTACTACCTGAAATTAAAGTGGTAGTTAACATGTTTGGAACTCTAAAAGTGTCAGCACCGGCATTTCCGTAGTTTTTTCCAATAATAGCATATAATGCAGGATATAGAAATGTACTTGTTGACTGGCCATTACACACCAAGAATCCTGATGGTATACTAGTAGATGTACTAAATGGAATAATCATTCCTGGTTGAATCAATATGGGATAAACATCAGATAGAAAAGATGATTTGGATATTTTTTCTACATTAGATGTTGTAGTAGCTGTATTCAATACCAATAATGTTTGAGTAGCTGTTGTTGTATATGTTGTAGTTTGATCATTTATCAAAGATCTTGTTACATTTGTTACTAATGTTACATCTGCTGTCCCATTAAATGATACTGCATATGTGGAAGTAATAGGACCTTGTATAATAAATTTTTTAGAATTTGTCAAAGACGATGCTGAACCAGTAATACTGCCAGCAAATATATCGACACCATAAATGTTACTAACATAAATTGATCTAAATTTTTTCAGTGAAGTACCAATATCATATACATTTTGTTCCATTGGTTCAATTGCAATTGCATCTGTTAGAGGATATACAATTAGTTTACCTGTAGACGTTGTGGTTCCTCTAACAGATAATCCATTTGAAGATAATGATCCATTAAATGTTCCTCCACCTCCTACTGATAATGCAACTGCGGCATTTGATGTAATACTTACAGCACTAGTAAATCTTGCCCCGCCCCCAACATCTAATGTAGGACTTGTAGAAGAAGTACTGGTGTTTATACCAATATTAGCATATGAAGAATTAAATTTTAAATAAGAATTTTGAGTTCCTACTTGTAATATTAACCCTTCATAATTAACAAATCCATTATTGTTTATATTACTATATAATTTAAGAGCGCTACTATTTGAAGTTGGACGGATATATAATCCACTAGAGTCCTCTATATAAAGAGTTCCAGTATGTGTTTGTATAGTTGCTCTATTTTTTAATAAATCAGAAGAAGTAACTACAGCACCCGATGACGATTCAAGTGCAGATGCTTTTTCTGCCAATCCATTATATTTTGCTAAAACTTTGGTTGTAATATTTGTACCAATTTTTATTGTAGAAAATCCATCAATAACTGTTCTAGGAGTAAATGCATTGTAGGAAATAATTTCAACCACATAGCCATTTGCCCAATTTTTTACAATTGGATAATTATTTCCATCTGTGGCTGGAATAAGTACTGTTTCAATTCCAGTTTTAATTTCTCCATTTAGTACACTTGGTCCTACTATTGTCCATTGATTATTATATCTAATTTTTAATTGATTATTTGCTGTGTCTACCCAAATATCACCAGTGGATATACTAGTATAACGAATAGTAGGGTCAACTATCTGTTGATATATACCATTTGCAGATGGCCATCTTCCAGAAGTACCTGTACCATTATTAATTCGTAATATTGGTTTTGATGTATTACTTGTGTCATACCAAAGTTGACCCTTGATTGCATGTAACGGTTCTGAAGGACTAGCAAAATTTTCTAATAATTTTAAAAAGTTTTGTGCTACAGGAAGACCATAGTTTTGATATCCAGAACCCACCAGTGTTAAACTTGTAGAATCAATGTTGACACCTGTGCCTTCAAAAATTGAAGGCACAGTAATTGTTGTTGTGGTGTTTGGGTCTGAAAAACGTAATGTATATGCCATGATTAAATTCCACTACTTATACTTTGAATTCTTATGGTATAGTCAACTTGAATCATCCTGTTTAAAGATTTTTGTACAGGATGGAATATCACATGAGTTAACAACATTCCTTCGTTGGGGCCAGCAGCAGAATAAGATTTTAAACCTAATTCATCAAATATATAATCAGTAGTGCTAGACGTACCTGTATCAAATGCAGATTGATTATTTGGCTCACCAAAATCTAATAAACAACTGACAAGAACATCTGAATATGCTGTTCCTATAATATGTCGAGTTTCCATAAAGTTTCTTGCAGGATCTAAAGAATACCGTCGTTTAGCATCTACTGTTTTATAATAAGTTTGATTATATAATCCAGCATTACTTCCTACATTATTCGGAGTTAAATAGGTAATAATTCCAGTTGGGTCTACTCGAGATCCACCATTACCAAACACCATTTCTCCAATTGGTCCATCATTATTTGATATACTTTGTGCTAGTGCAATAGAGAAATTCTCATAATGAATTGCATTTCTTTTATCAATAAGTACTTCCTTAGTAACGGGATCAAAGATTTTAATATGACCTTGAATGCTGACAGCACCCGATTCATTGGGTTTTGACTGTGGAGCAGTGGATTGATTATTAGTTGGAATTGTCATAATTTATATAAGTTGATAGTGTATTTATATCCATATTCTCGCTGTATTTCTTATTTAAATATTATGTTTTCATAATAAATGCTAGGGCATAATACGGCGGTAAATTTTTATTAGTTCCACTAACACCATTGGTATCAATAGTAATCCCTGTAACAGCAGCAGTGGTTGGATAAGTGTATGGTGATCCCATACCACCAATTTCACTACCTGCTCCGGTATAATCAATACTGCCCGGCGTACGGTTATCATATTGACTATTGTGAACGTGACCCGGGTCAGTAATACTGTGTGTGTGACTTACAACAACAGCATCTTTTGAGCCGCCTACATCGCCGCCTGTATAAGACGAACCAGCACCGACAATAAATCGATTACGTAAATCAGGAGTTCCGTTTGAACCATCGCATAGTGCCCACCCGCTTGGAATACTACCGCCCGACCACATAATAATTCCTCCAGTAGGTACTGCATTTGCAAATGTACCACCATTAAGAGTTAAGTTTCCATTAACAGTTAACCCGGTGCTGTCGAGATACATCATTTTTGTTATCGAAACTGCACCACCTACTGCAACAGTTTGTCCAGGACCCGAAAACCATTTATGGGTATTTCCAGCAATTGTATATGCAGCTCGCTGAAGAGGACCGCCGTTTGTTGCACTTAAAAATGCATCAGTTGCACCGGTACTTGGTGTTACTCCATATCCTAACATAGGACCGCCACTTGAATATTCAGTACCAAATACAGTTAATGCACCGTTACTATAATATCCTTTAATTAACGTGGTTCCGGCAGTGCTACCTAACCCCACGGTTATAGTTTTAGTAATTTTATCCCAGGTTAATGCTGGATCACCTACAACCGACTCGTTATCGTTATATAAAATTTGTGTATTAATAGCCAACGATGCTGGACCGGTTATGCCCTGTATACCCTGAGCACCCTGAGCAACAGCAGTTCCGTTTGTTCCTTGATTTCCAAATCCTTGAGTACCCGTAGTACCTTGACTACCAGTGATGCCTTGACGACCTTGAGTTCCTTGAGCACCTTGAGCAACAGCAGATCCAGATGTCCCCTGACTACCAATTATTCCTCGACCATTTGTTCCTTGTGTTCCTCTCCATCCTTGTATTCCTTGAATACCAATTGTACCTTGAACACCTGTATTACTACCTTGTACCCCCTGCACTCCTCGAAGGTCCCTTGATAATACTGTCAATAAATCTGTATAACGTATTCTTGATACTGCTAAAGAATCTGTTACTACAAACCCAGTACCAGGTCCTGCTGTAATAAAAGGTGCTTGTGTAATGTTTGTCATTTTAATATCCTTCTAAGGGGTTGTTATTGTTGTCGGTAATAATTTCATAATCATCTGCTGTAATTATTGGACTTGCACCAAAATAATATGTATCGGGTAATATTGATTTTCTCTTACGTAAGAATTGTGCCTGTATAACACCACTGGTCAATAATGATTCAGTTCCAGTCCATACATATCCTTTTCTTTGTACAATAGTAATATCTGTGTCTATTCCATTGGAGTCAGAAATATTTAACCTTAATGTATTAGTAGCTGTGTTTATAGTAAATTCTGGATCAAATATTTTAATTGCTTGATTAGAAAATTTATCAAGAGCAACTGATAAAGATGTTTTACGTAATTGGCGGCCACCATAATATACAGTAACCTGATTAACCGCATCTATGTATGGATTTAACACAATTCCAGCACCTGTTGCAGTTGTAGTTAAAGTATTAATAACATATATAGTAGCAGTGGTAGATGTTGTTTGTATTAATGTTGTTTCAGTATACGGTATTGTTTGCTGAGTACTCTGATCAAAAACTTGGGTACCAACATTCGAAAACGTTGCAGGGCCTGTTCCTAAAGTACTTCTTCGTAATTGTCTTAATACATTACCGTCTTTTTCACCAAATTCAATACGTTCACCATCAATTATAACAATACCCGGTTTATTAATTAATGGATTAGGAGGAATTATTCCATTACCGTCTGTTAAATAAATTTCACTATCGGTGTGTTTTAATGGTTTTAATAATGTGGTACTATGAAATGCCGACAATCGTTTAAAATGACTTCTATTGAACATATCGTTGAATACTCTGTAACCGAGTATATAATTACCAAACGATGGAGGATTAATAGTAGTAATGGCAATCGATGATGCTGTAGTAACTGATATTAAATCACTTACTTCGATTGTACGCGAATCATCTAATATATCAAATTCATTTCTAGCAGTTAATAAAACTCCGTCAACATATACCCAGACGTAATCATCTGATAATGGAGGGAAAGATAGTGTAAAACGACGGGTTAGAGATCCATCAAATCTTTCAGTTTTAATTAACATATTATCGTGATCTGTAAAAGATGTAACCTTTATATCAATATTGGATACAGGAGTTGTTAATTTTAATAAATTTCCTTCTATATTATAATCATAGTCTATAAGTCCAACAACCGCAACAACATCTCCGTTATTTAATAGTCCTTGAATAATAGTAACGGTACTGTTTGCTTCATTTAATGTATAGTCAAACCCGGGTCGTAATTTAATACCGTTTGCGTAAACAGATACTGTATTAGGTGAATATGTACTTGCAGGTCTATTATGTTTATTATCCACGGCAAATGTTAATTGACTATTAATAACTTGATAATAACTTACCCAGGGCGGTAGTAATCTTTTTCTTCCAGTTGTGCTATCAGAGATCTCAACAATTACTTCTGCACTTGCTGGTTCAATATTACCCGGAACATATTCAAGTTCAAAAATTGTTTGACTAGTTCCTACATTAATTATCTCTTCATTTACTCTATTAAAGTTTGTATACTTTGATTCTAAGAACCATGCTTGAATGTTATTTGTTCCTAATGTGGGTAAATTATAAACTGTCACACTTGCTCTGTTATTGACATTACTATAGGGACCTACCACATATCCATAAGTACCTAAATTGGCCTGTTCTTGAGTTATTTCTTCTATGGGTATTCCATTAACTAAAACATAAGTTCCATGAACATCATTTATGCTTGATAATAAACTTATAACTGTAGCACGTGATACATTTTTTACTAAAATTAAATTGCTATCAAGTACTGAATAATCACCTCCTATGGTTATCATTGTATAGCCGCCACGACCCGAAATAGATTGTGGTCCAATATGAATTGTATTTCCAACCATATAATACTGTGTAGAGCTAGATAAATCTAAAACGTTATCTACCCTACTAAACATTATTCCATTATAATGAACTATCATACCTGCATATTGTGTTGTAGGAATACTTAATGTTGCAGAAACAAAAGTTCCTGCAGTTACCGGAAATGATCCTGATAACACTGTTGGATATGAAACTGCTGCTTTGGTATATACGTTAATACCTAAACTATCCAATACATGTCCATTCACACATTCCTCTGGTGCATAATTAGATCTTTCACTAACAAATTGATCGCCATCAATAGCAATAGGTGTATTACCTGAAATAACAGATGTTGAAGTAAAGGTGATTCCTTGTCCTCCAATAAAATTATTCCATGCCCATGAACCGCCGGATATTGACGATTCTAAGTCACTTTGATTTATATCAGTTTTCCAAAATTCAACTGTGGTATTTCCGTAAATATAATATTCTAATTTATAGGTTGCATGTCCCATTTGATAGAAATTTGCTATTACATTTTTTGTTATAGGATCGACTGTTAAGTAATAATACTCACTATTAGGATAAGGACCTGTAATAGGAATACCGGTGGGCATTTCTGCTGTTTCATTATCTTTAAATATTTTAATTCTTGCAATTTCTGTATATGGTATTGATAATTCAATTGTTATAGTATTGCTTATTGATTTTGAATATATATCACTGCTATAACTTATTAATACAGATGCTGTATTAATAGCTACTGGTATTGTCGATATAGTAGCATTAGCATCACCAAATGTAATTATTGTAGAAGTTGTAGGTAATACAGCTCTGGCTTTTACAATAAATTTATCATTATCTAATATAGAAGAAATAGTGTACTGGCCATTAAATTGATTATAATCCATTCCAGCTATAGTCACTACGTCTCCTAACACAATATCACCATTGAACGGTTTAGCTGTTGTTATAACAATGTTTGACCCTATGCTAGTGGCGGTTGATTTAACTGTCTTAATTACATAATACGGTTGACTAATTGTGATTGTACTTGCTGTGGTATTAATACCAACAACTATTGTATCTCGTCGTATACGGTTAGTTGTAGAATTTAAAAAATTAATTACCTGTCCTATATATATATCGGTAGTGGTACTAAGATATAATGTTGATGTGCCTATTTGAACGTTCCTTACTAATTTTGCAGAAGCATAATAACCTATAACATCGCTCCATGCTGATACATCATATTTTGCATTATTTTGAACATTATCCCAAGATGCTGAGTATTCAAATGGCAACCCTTGTATAATATTATTAGGATATTCTATCCCTGACATAAATGATGATATGGAATCTGTAGAAGTATTAAATTTTGTTATCCTATCAACAGCGGTATATAATTCAATACTCTTCTTATAAGAAATTCTAAATATTTGATCTTTACGGGGTATGTAATTTAAAAATACAAATCTAGAATATTCTTTTTTGTTTTCATCACGATAGTATTGAATTGTATAATCATTTGATAATATTAATTTTCCATCAAGTGTAGGGAAAATATCTAATTTATTTCGATCTGCTAATATAGATAATATAAACTTGTCTTGTTTACCTGAACATATAAACGTGTCATTGACATCAATATTACCAATTTCAGGATCTGCAGAAACTCTATCAAATCTTAAACTTATAATATTTTTTCTAGTAGTAAAGTTTAATAATGATACAGAAACGGATGCAGTTGATATTACATTTGGTCCACCACCGGATATTGTAACTATAGGAGTTATTGTATATCCAGCACCCGGATTAGTTACTAGTATCTGATAAATTCCGCCATTTCTTAAATAAGCTTCGGCAGTTGCAATTGAGGTGACTTTTGTGCCTCCTCCGGATATAGTAACAGTTGGTATTTGAGTATAACCAATACCCGGATCGGCTACAATAATCGAACCTACAAAATATGTGTAATTATCGGCCCATGATTTCCAGGGTTGCTGATTAGTTAATGTAGTGTTTGAAAGCGTAACAACTTCAAATTTATCAGTAGCAGTATTATAATAAGAAGGTGCATCAAAATCAGCGAATAATAAATTAGAATTTTCGTCTAATGATGTATATTTTGATATGTAATTTCTAATATTTGTATGATAAGGTTTAACTTCTTTAACATATTCTTCAAAATATTTTTCATTATCTAATTTGTATACTGGTCTTTGATCTAATGTTCCGACTGTATTTGTAACATTAATAAATGATGTTTTGAATGCCCAGTCTAATAATTTTTGTTCAGTAAACGCATATTTTACCGCGGCAAAGAAAAATTTATTCCAATAAACTTTAAGATTATTAACAAATATATCATCTTTCAATGCTAATAATATACGATATAATTCTATGTCGGGTATTTGATCATATAAATTTTCTTCCAATGTAGCGTCATCATAGGCAACATGTTTATTAGAAAATTTCCATAAAGATTCAGATATTTGAATTGTTCCTTTTTGGCTAAAAACAACATCATAGTGTGAAGAAAAATTTCCAATAACAGAGTCGGCTAATTTTTCAAGTATAATAGATCGTCCATCTCCGACATTATTAATTTTTACATAGTCTCCAACTCTAATATTCTCTAATGTAGAAAGTCCATATGTTCCTTCAATAACATATTTGTAATCTTTAAAAGAATTATAATTTTTACTTGTCCAATCAACATAGTTCCAATATAAACGAGTATCATATTTTTGATTTTTAATCATCGTCCATGATGCTCTATCAGTATTACGAGAATTATAATTAAATTGATGTTCTGTCCATCGATTATTATATCGTGAATCATGTGTAACAATAACAGTATGTGGACGAACTATTAATGATGGAATATCAACATATCCCGATCCAGAGTTTGATATTGTTGCATTTATAACTTGTCCTCTACTATTAATCTCAGTTAAGATAACTGCATTTTTACCAGAGGATGAAATAATAGTTACCAACGGTGTAATTTTATAACCATATCCTTGTGCTAAGACTTCAACTGATATTATTTTACCATTATTGATAGTACATGTTAAAGAAGCTTGTTCAAACTGTAAGGTATTAATACCATTGATTTCGGTAAAATCTCCAACTACTATATCGTATTCTCTAGACAACTCGTCTGGAGTAGGATCATAGCTATTTAGATTATTAAAATTATAATTTCCTGTTATTCTTTCGTTGATTAAAATAGAATTAACAAATATAATTTGATTTCTTAATGCCTCTATTCTATCTTTAAATAAAGTTTGTTGAGGACGTATTCCTATTCCGTATCTATTCCTATAGGTTAACAAATTACTAGGAACAATATTACCAAAGAAATCATGCCCTAATAAACTATCAATTAATTTTTTTTCTAATAATGGCGGTGGCATTTGATTGTTATTGCCTTCGGCCATTAGCACCCACTCGGTATGTTTAGGAATTTTATTTTTGTTTAAATTACTAGCAATATTTGCATTTATTCTATTTCCAATTAACATAGGTTGAACATTGGCAAATGCCAAAGAATCTGCTGATAATATTTCAATAAATTTTAAACCGTTTGCTACTGGATCAAGAATGATTCTAGATACTTGATAACTACTGATTCTTCTATTTTTAACATTAGGAACAGTTACTTTATTTTTTACCCAAAAGAAATATATATCTTCAACTGATCCTGTTACATTGTTGAATAATTGTTTAACAGAAACAATACTGTTATTAGGATATTTAGGTTGTCCACTTATTCCTTTAGTCAATCCTTGATTAGTGTCGGCTTGGGCAGCCCACTCACTGGGTAATAGATCAGATTTTACCCATTCATAAACATCAATAGTTGCTCCGGGGAATAACTTGCCCCAATTATTTTTTCTAAATATCTCGTCACCTTGCTCGTACCATTGATATTTTGCAGTACTTAAATCCCACCACAATTCTCCTACATGATCATCAATCCAACTTAACTCAGTGTCGACTATTGATAATTCTGTACCAATAGAATATATTGCTGGATCAAATGCTGATTTATATTTTAATTCTTGTTCGGCAATTCCTGCAATTTTTCCTTTTAAAGGATCTATTACATCTAGATATTCAATTAATTCTTCTTTAAATGAATCTATTAATGCTATTCTATCAATGCCAGACACATCAACAAGATCAGTTTGTTCTCTAAGTAATTTTAATCCATTAACAGACTTATCTATTTTATAAAATTCAAATAGTCTTGAAATAGCAGTAGTAGATGGTGACCCTACAAATATATCATTATTTGTGGCCAACACAGAATATCCAAATCCATTTCCTGCAATTGCCAATGGATCTGCAATTTTTTCTGCAAAAACAAAATAACCGTTTAAATTACCATATACATATACAACTCCAGAATTAGGTATATTTGAGATAAATCTAGTTGCTCCGCCGTCAAATACAGTTTCTCCTTTTTTAGAGTTTTTATCAAATGTTAACGTTTCTGTATTATTAGTACCTAATGCACTTATTGCTAATGTATTGTTGTCGTCGCTAATAGATACAGATACACCAAATTTCATTCCGCTACGAGGCAATGGATTATCTATAATTTGTTGTATAGTAGCAGTAGAGCCATTAAATTTATATATTGCAACTTTACCAAACGATTTGTTAGAATTACTAACATTAATTGATGATACAATTATATATGTTCCGTCGGATGAGACTGCAATATCATCTCCAAATACATCATTTGTTCCAAATGGTGATACTATTTTATCGATATATCTTGGAACGGCATTGATATTGAATAATTGCACCATACCAGTTATATTAGTAACAGTATTAGAATAATAAGGTGCAGTAATTGCAATTACAGAACCTGTGGCATTTCCTGCAATCTTATCTCCAAACTGACTACCAAAATTTAAAATATTAGGAGAAGTTAAATTAAGACCAGAGATATGAGGAACAATTGATACAGTAGCCGCTACCAATAGTGCGGCTCTTTCATCATCGATGCGGAGGGCAACGTTTGGATAATAAATTCGAATTTGTCTGTATTCTGTAATAAAAGTGATATTGTCCGGTCCAAGACCGTTAATCATCCAATATCTAATTTCACTTTCGGTGGGATATATTGGTGCAGCTGGATTAGTTTGATTTTGGAATGCTGCAACCACATTGCCTCTAGTTTCTAAAATACCAATTGAATCTGCTGCTCTTGTTGCATCAATATTTGCAGCTAACGCAGGATTAGCAATTCTATCATTAATTATTTTTTGATTAAATGTTTCTAATCCAATAACCATCCAATATAATAAGGTAGCCTCTGAGGGATATAATTCTGCTAACGTATTTTTTGCATAAGCATATATTACTTGGGCTTTTGTTGCCTTATAATAATTGGTTCTAGATACACTATAAACATAAACTTTTCCTGTATAGGTATTAACACTATCTCCAGGAGCACCAACTAATAATGTAGTAGAAGTATTAACATCAACATTATTTGTATATATAGAATGACCAAATCTTGCATGAGATGCAATACTATTAACGGTACCGTATGGATTTACTAATACCGCTTCAGTTTTTTCCCCAGTAATTGCATCATTGTAACTACTAATTTTTACTAACCCTTCATTAATATATGGTTTAGGGGTGGAGTTAGAATTTGCTAATACAACTGTTCCACTTGTTAAAGAGAGTGGTTTAATGTTTGATGCAGCAGGTGCTCCAACAAAAAATAATCCTTTATTAGTGTCATGTGACAACGAATATCCAAATTCATTGCTTAATTGATTATTACAATAACTGAGATTATTACTGTTTAAAGTAAATTCAAATCTTTTACTTAATGAATTTGTAATTTTAAAATAAACTGATATATTTCCATATCGAGGAGTATTATTATATTGCCCTGTAGCGGACATTAGCAATATTTTATTATTTTCTTGGCTATATATAGAATATCCAAACTGTTGATCAAATGCTGTAGTAGATGCAGTATTAATATATCCAATATTATAATTTTCTATTTTTTTGTATACTTGCCATTTATCATTGGTACCGTTATCTATCCATACTTTTTCATTAAAATTTAACTTTGAAATATTATTGCTATTAATGAGATCCTGAATATTACTGTATCTAGCTTTTTCAAATTTAAATAACATTCCATTACTTAATAAGTCAGCATTAGAAATCGTAGTTAACGCAGATGATACCGTAAATTGATCTAGCCTAGGAATATCTGTAATGATATGTATTCCGTCTACCTGCTGATTAAATCTTACAACAGACACAATATCACCGATTGATAAATTATGATTTATATCTGTTGTAAATGTAATATTTACACCTGGGGAACTTATATATACTCCTGCAACTTTAGGAGATAAGTTAGTATATCTATAAACATCCCAGTCACCGTTTTCTAAGAATCCTAACCAAACAGTATTACCTTCCTGAATTAATAAATTATTAGCAATATCCAATAAGCTATTTTTATTATATGCGGTAACTGTAACATCGTCTGCCCTTACATATCCAGCGGTTGTTAATTCAAAATTAGTATCTAAAAATGTACTTGGATATGTATTAAATGTAGATGATGATACATAATCTTCAGGAGTGATTAACAAATCCGAAGGTAATTTATAATTTGTTAAAGGAGTGGTATTTGAAGGAATACTACCTACAAATTTAACAAGGTACGGATTTTCTAATTCTAATTCTTCCTGTAAGGAAAATTCAATTTCATTATAGGTTGAAAAACCTCCATAATCACCAACTCTAAATGCCCATTCTTCTTCAAATGATATATCACCTTGACGGGTAAATCTACCAACTTTAGACAATTTATCTATAGCATTTTTGGTACCTTTTTCTTTAATGAATCCTTGATAGAATTTATACTGAGAAACTGGGTTTGTGATAATATTATTAAGATACTGTCGTGGAGTATATCCAATAAGATGTTGAGCTAATTTTTGTTGAGATACATCAAAATTATCAATGTCTAAACTATAAAAATCTTCAAATTGATTTATTTTATAATCAAAGTTAGGTAATAAATTTGATTTAGGTTTACTATTTAATTTGTTCCATTTAGTAAAATCAAAAGTTTTATCATTACGAATTCTTATATTTGATTGATAATATGCACCATTATATCTTACAACAGTACCTGGCAAATATGAACCATATTCTGCCCAATCAATTATTTTAACATTATCATATACAAATCCAGGACTTAATAAATCACCATTCCATCCTGCTGTTCTAAATCCTGTTATTTTAATTCTTCTTTGTTTATATCCGGTTTCAATATCATAGATTGTATCATTAAAAATTGTAGTATTATCAATTACCATACCGTGCTCTTTTTGCACAGAATTTAAGGTAGCAAAAAATATACCTTCTAATGTATCTATAGTATTAATAATACAAACGCCATCTTCGCGACTTAGTCTAAAATTATTAATAGGAAACGATTGTCCGTCGGCTTTTAATAAACTATATTCATAATCACCAGTTGATATATTATCAACAATAGAATCTATATATGAATATTTTAAATAATCTGCAAATGGACTCAATGTAATTAAATTACCATCTGCCCAGTTTTGTGTGGTCCAATATAGAAATTCTTTTCCTGTGTATTTCCAATCTATTACTTCATTTAGCTCAGTATTAAATTCGTCAAATATAAATCCCTGACTTTCAAGATATGCACCGTAGCCTATTAATATATCGTAAATTTCTTGTACAGTAGAATACTGTGAACCATATGAAACTTGTATAACTGTATTATTGAATCCCGATGATAATTGTATTGTTGCTCCTCCTACCATTGGTAATTCTGGTAAAGAATAAAATAATGTTATATCAAAGGTAGATTGTGTAGCATGTCCAACTTTTACACGATAATATCTATTATTATATCTTACAAGCTGACCTTGCTTATAATAACGTGTAGTAACGTTTGTTGGAGAAGTTATATCAATCGAACCGAGACCAGTTGATGTTATTGCACCAGACCATTCTGTAAATTGTTCAGACTTTCCTCCTATTGTTAATGCACCCGAGGAAGACGACTTATTAGGCGATAATATATTAAAATAAGGATTAAGTTTATCATACCCTTTTATAACAAATTTGTTATTTAATTTTTGAATTACAACACCAGAAATACTTGCAGATTTAATTGGATTACTTACATTCAATAATAAATTATAATTTTCTGGAGGTAAGATTGCCCCGAGGCTTTGTGACAACGGATCAATGGAGTCAATAATAACCTGCAATTTATCTTTACTAACAAATCCTCCAATTTTATGAAATAAATTAAAATTAATATAATTTAAATCTTGTTTTAAAATATCAAGATAATTTAAATCTTTTTGTATACCTTTTTCAACAACATAAACTCCAAAGCCTGCTGTTTGTGCATTATTATAACCTTCTACTAAAAGTTTTTTAGGATTTAAATATAAATCATCTTCCAAATAGGTTAATTGTCCTGTGTTCTTATTTGATGATATTCTACTTGTATCATACATAGATGTTGTGTATGTACAAGGATAAAGTAATGCAGCAGCAGAATTTAATACAAATGGCCAATAACTACTTCTTCTCCATGCAGTTTCTGCCGGGCCGTGATCTCCAAATTTCCAATCAGATATTTTATCATAATATCCTACGTCATTTACTAAAAATTCAGAAGGTGCTAATAATTCACCTATACTATTAACTGGAACGATAGAAGAAAATTTAGGTCGAGCATACTTAGAATTTACAACTGTTGAGGGTGGCTTATCTGTATAACCTTTTGTAATTGCTAAAATCAATGCACTACGTTTAATTGTATCAGTCCAGCTATAATAAGTATCCCACCAATTTGGTTTAGAAATATATCCTAACATTTCCCATGGATGAGTATCTGGTGTATCTGTATCATAAAAATATTTGTAAATACCTCTCCAATAACCAGAAACATTAGTATTAGTTACAGTATTAACACTATTTTTATAATTCCATGTAAAAGGATTTCCTGCATCATATATATTATTGATAGTTGTATCTATATTATATATACCAGCCCATTTGGTAAAATCTTTTATTAATATATCATTTACATCTGATAACAAATATTCATTTTTCCTAAATACTCCAGGAATTATAGCATTAATATCAAATATTGTTGGATCATATTTAACTTTTATATTATTATAAATTCTTTTTTCGTATTCAAGTATAATGTCATCTCTATAGTCTCCGTATGATTGCATAATACTGCCGTCATGCCCTCTTATAACTACAACATCAGAACTTAAATATGAATCATCATTATATATATTAGGAGGATATGCAGGGTATAAACCTAACTTGCTTGGAGTAGCTGGTACAAATGAACCAAGTGTATCTGGGTAATAATATATTTCTATAATATCGCCAATTGATAGCAATTTAGAAATTATCACCTCGTCAATTAAAAAATTATAATCTATTCCGTTAACTAATTGTATATCATTAACATATATTAATACAGATTTAAAACTTAACATTGTTAAATTAAAATCTAATCCAATTGGATAATGTGTATTGTTAGAACTAGATATTGTATATGTTCTTTTAATTTTATTAGATCCATATCCTAACATATCAGATCTATAATATGAAGAATGTAATTCTTTATTACTATTAAGATCTATTAAAATTTTATCAAGTGCATCAGCGGGAGATAATTGACTATCAACTGTTTCCATGGCTGTTAACAAATTTATTTTGAATTGATTGTATTGATCTCCAGCATGTCTTATAGCATCAACTACATTATGATTTTTTTTGCCAAGAAATATTTGTGCAAAAACAATAGGATTAGCGTTAATGATTAATCTAGTTCCATATATTGAATAATCAGTTAAATCTCTTAAATTACTTAATCCAGGGAAAGATCCTGAAAAAGTGTCAATACGGCTAATCATAGTATACAAATGATCGCTAAGTTCGCTTAATGTAAAAGTAGATATATTTCCATTTAATGGATTATTTGTCAGACTAATCGGCGTATCATAATGTCCATTACTATTAGGTATTTGATCAGATGTAATTTTTAACAATAATACATCATTAACATTAAGAGTTTTATTAAATGTAAGTGTTAGTGTAGAAGTCGATAAAGTAGCAGTTGTTAAAATAGAATTAATCGATGCAATTACAGAAATATCAGAGGGTGGTGTAATTGATAATATAGATACAGTATTAGTGGCGGTTAATATTGTTTGTGTTTCTATTATTGGAATTTGATAATCCGTTGATGGACTCCATACATTAGTTAATGCTAAGATATCAAACAATTTAAAATATGTAACTCCTGTGGAAATGATTGAACTCACACCGTTTGTAACAAGTTCAATAGAATCTGTCATGAAATAATTCTTAAAAAGATAACTACCAACTCCTACACTATTTTTATATTTTAAAGGAAATCCTAAAATGTTATCAGATGTTCCTGTCCCAATATCATATCCAAATATTTTAGATCCTACAAAATTAGAATTTTTATCAGTATAACTAATGTTATCACGATCAAATAAATCAAATAAAGGTGCTTGATTTATTTTTTTATGTTCTTGAGATTTAACCCATATATTCTTAATTTCCCCATCAGTATTAGTGTAACTGCTATAATGCCAAGTAGTTCCTGAGTAGGATGTACCAAGATTAATAGCAATAGATTCTAAAAGATTAGGTGTAACTGCTTCTGTTAATCTAAGAATATAAGGATTTTTAGATAGATCATATTGTACCGTATAAATTTTTCCTCGAACATCATCGTGTACATCGGCATTGAATATAACCGTGGTGCCTTCTTCTAGTAATACACCATCAACGTAATATCCTATTGTACCATCTACAGAAGAAAATGCATCTGTTGTATCAGTATCAATTACAGAAATTCTACCAATTCCTTTATTTCCAAAGTTATGTAATTGTATATTAGGTTTAAATTCAATAATTGGTCTTAATGCTCTAGCGTCTAAAGGTAATAAGAATGGTTGATTATTAATTTTTGCTGTTATACGAATTATTTCTGAATGAAACCAACGATTGTATCTTGTCCATGGATTTAAATCTAAGCTAGCTCTATTAATTGTAACATATTCAGGAATTAATGGTAATTTTTTATCCCCATCAAATGGGAATGTATCAAATTTATCACTATCAAATGTTTCATTATATAGTATATTTGATAGCTCGTTTACGTCTAACAATTTTATATCAATAAAATTAATACTTTTACCAACCCCCTCAACATAAAATTCTTTATCTCTGTATGATTCAGGTAATATATCTGGTGAAAATTTTATTTTCATACCATTTGATAAAGCATAACCATTAGGCATTACATATGAGGTTTTTCCAATAATGTTGTCATTAATATCAATATCGCCAGCAAAGAATATCGAATCGGGTCCGGTGGATAACCAATAGTATTGTGAATAATTTACTAACTTATCCCAATCAATATAAGGATCATATGAATAGAATTCAGATTTAAATAATCTATTAATATTATCAACCTTACCTCCTTGTATTCCAATTTCATTAATAATGTCGTCAAATGCAACTACATCAGTAATATTAGAAGATTTATCTTTAAAAACTAAAGCAGGTTCAAGAGAATAATTTGTTCTTAAATTTGAATCTTCTTTAATATAAGAATCTATAGTAGGATTATAATTTGGAGTTATCACTGATCCTACAAAACCATCAATTCGTTCTAATTTGGGAGATTGAATTAACGGATCTATTGTTCCGGCTAAAAATTTAGAATTTTTATCTGACTTTAGATAGTCTGGTAAGAAATTAACTGATTTTTTGTTAGTCGCCATTTTATATTCCACTAGTTGTTACTATTGATGAAGGCGATTTTAATTGTGAAGCTGTAATAGCATCAATGATTTCTATATCATTAATTTTTGCACCACTAATAAATAATTCATTTGATAAACATGTTACTTCGTATAAACTTCCAAATGCACTATTAATGGTAATTGGAACAATAACAAAATTTGTAATGTCAGGAGTAAGTAAATTCATTACATAAGTTGATAACTCTCCAAAGTGGAAACTTTGTCCAAATTCCCAATTTTCTAAAGAGAAGAAGTCATTGATAGCAGATAATATTCTAGTTTTTAAATCATTATCTGTTGTGGTATTATCAGGATTCTTAACTGCTTTAAATTTTGCCTGTAAATTAGATACAGCATCGGACCCAAACAATATTTTATAGGCCACAGAATGAAATACTATTTCATCGCTGATTGCTTTGATGGGAGATAATGCGTTTATATAATTTTGTTCTAAACTTTGACTAGTGGGTGCAGGTGGTTTGGAAGATATATTTCCTAATAACCAACTTCTAATATCATTATTATATGTTGTGGTTAATACATAGATATCAATAATATTTGATTTGCTAGGATCAATTCTTCTTTCATTTCCACTATTATGTTGATAATGAAATTTTATATCGGCTCGACCTCTTCTGCCAAAATATTGATCAGTATAAATTAATCTCTGATATACCGAAGACCAATACTTTACTAAATTTAATGAGGTATTGTAGAAATAAAATAAATCACCATCCATGACTGTAGTTGTATTTTTAAATGATAAGAAATCAAATTCAGTATTAAACGCCCTTACATTGGCATCACTTAAAACATATCGTGTTCTATCACTATTTTTTTCAAAATATATAAAACTATCATTACCTACAATTGTATTAAAAGAATCTGGATCAAATAATTGGTCCAAATTATTATAATCGTAAAAACTAATCTTTACTTTTTTAGGTTCAACATATCCATCGGGTTCTACAATCGCACTGTCAATTTGCCATGGATGATCGTATCCTAGCCCTGTTACAGACGTTGTGGTAGGAGTAGAGTTTATAGAAAGAACAGTTATTTTATCTTTAATAACTGTATTTGTAGTAAAATCGTAATTAATAGTAGAATCATCAATAAAAAATGCTGTTTCTGATTGACTTTCAAATATATAGTTTAATGACCTATAAGTTACTTTGTAATTCTTCCCTGTCCATACAAAAGAAATTAACCAACTTGCATCGTATCCTTGATTTTCTATATTATTTTGATTAACTAAACTAAATGTATTAACAATATCTAAATTAGAATTAAGTATTATGCTCCATTGTCTGGTGGTAGAATCAATAGTAAGGCCAAAATTTTTCTTAGTAATGGCAATATTTGCAATTTCGTTTTCAATAGAAAAATTTAATATTCTATTAAATTTAGGAATAAGTTCGCTTGGAGTACAGCCGTTGGGTACGTTAGTTGAAAAAATTATAGGACCAGTACCATCGGATAATTTTCCTAGGCCGTAGTTTGCACCATCTCCTATTATTTTTTTAACGGTTGCCCAAATATAAGGACGACCGCCATTGGGGATGCCTGAAATTGGAATGTTCTTAAGCAGATTTTTTTGATCAAAATATTTTTTTGCTGGTGCAATAAATTTAATCATTGCACCAATTGTAACATATCCTAGTATGCCCGATCCATCAACTGAATATGCGGTTGATCCGTTATAGAAATATCCTCTACTTTCATTAGAAAGAGAATTAACTTCTTTCCATGTTAATGAAGATAATGTAATTCTAGAATAGTTATCTATATAAAATGATCGTAAATCTGGCGAAGCAATTATAGGTGCTATTTTATTTTTTATAACAGATAATACTTGATTTCTATTGGTAAATTCAAATTCAAATATATTTGTATATTCTTCTTTATATAACATGCCATCATTGGCAAATATATTGGTATGACTATATTTGCCTGTAACATCTGATAAATCAATATATTTGCTAAGTCCACTTGACACCCGATTAATGCTTTTAATTTTAAGAATGTCAGACCCTGCTTTCAATGGAGCAATATTATAATCTTCTCCTGTGATCATTCTATTCTGTGTATAATAAAGTTGCGGTGCTTTGGTTTGTATACTTAGATTAGATTCTGAGCCTGCACTATTTGTAACTGCATATTGTAAACTCAACGTCATTGTTAGTGAATGATTTTGTCCAGAAGAATTTTTATAAGGTATTGTTACAGAAACTCCGCTCATTTGTTCGGGCTTGATAACATATTGTAATGCGTTGCTCTGTCTATAAAAGAAAGAAAAATTTCCTTTTGGCAAATCTCCAAATACACCATCTGCAAAATTTAAATCAAGTTGATCTTGATCACGACTGCTAACAGCGTATAATGTTCTTATACTGTTATTGATACTATTGTATATTACATTATTTCCTACCAACGAAGGAACTTGTGTCCATAAGGTTGAATAATTCCCTGTTTGATCTAGTTGCCATAACCATGTATCTGTATCATTAATATAAGGAGTATTGATTCCTATGATTTCATTAATTACAGGATTGCTGATGCCAAAAGTTGAAACATTTATAGTTCCTTGTTTAAAATGAGCAAAGAATCCAGTATTAGGACTACCACTTCCTTGATTGTCATTTTTATATATTAAACTAAAAAGAGATGCTGGCTCCGGCGGAGCTTCTTCAACATAAGTTTTATCAGCAGAAAAAGTAATAGGAACAACTTCAAAACTCATCGATGTTCCGTTTACATTTTTAGAAAAACTAAAAATAGGAACATCCTTAGTAGAACTTTTAATTCTATATTTTTCAGTAAGTATAGAATCAATTGTAGAACGATCTGCAGGATTACCAAAATTACTAGACATTGCAGAATTCATAATATTAATAAACTGTTGATACCAGTCCGGATTTGTGGCATCATTCCATCCAATTGTTATATCTGATAAATTTGTTCCATTAGAATCATATACGCTATCAGTAGTGGCTACAGCAGTAAGTTTTAAAAATCCACTAGCAGGAACATTCCTTGTGGGATTATAACTAATTAGTTGAGCAAGACGTAAGATGCTATCTCTACGTTGTGCGGTTTCAAGGAAGTTTTCACGTGCATTTAAATCAATACGAAAACTTAAATTTTGCCCTAGATATGCGATAACATCAATTAGTGCAATATATTCGCTGCTGTCAATATAGTCATTAAATTCCTCAGGATACTTTTCTTGAAGATAAGAAATCATTGTACGACGAAGTGTTTCAAAGTCGTAACTCTTAAAGTCAGCATTACGGAAAGATTGATAAATCTTTTTCCAATCTTCGCTAACTAATAGTTTTGTGTTTGTTGATGGTATCATAATAGTTTATACCGTATTTATTGTAGTAATTAAGTGGGCAGATTATTGTACAACTATTCCCACCTTCTGATCAAATGCTAATTTTAGTGTAGAAGTTTCGTTGGTGTTTTTCATTGCTAATGTAATCTCAATTATATAGCCTTGCTCATATTCATTAACTTGCATTTGTAATGGATATACTCTAGGATCTGAATTACATATAGTACTAATATCGTTTTGCAATAATTCACTAATCATCGGAGTCAATGGTTCCATTAATAGGTCCCATATAATAGATCCAAACTTAGGATTCATTACTCGTTGACCTTTACGAGTATTAAATTGATTTAGAATATCTTGTTTAATTAAATCAAAGTCATAGAGCTTAGATCCGCGATTAATTGGATTGGCCGTGCTAAATCCTCGATAGTATTGACTTAACTTATCAGTGTTTTGTTCACTATATCGACCTGGATTAATTTCAAGATTCTTATAAGGCATATTATATTTATTACCCTTAAGAACCAGTCTTAATTGGCTTACCACTGCTATCTGTAACAATACCATTATTGCCAGAACTCAATATACCACCTTTTAATTGGCCAAGAAAACATTCGTAAAATCCCTTCTTTGTTGCATATATATCTGGAGTACAGAACCCAACTGAATGTATTGCTTTTTCAACATAGGCTGGATCGTTTTGATCTGTTTTACATCTATCTAACATGTACTTAACACTAACTTCAGCAGCAATAGTAGGATCACTTAATAATTTTGGATTTCCTACTAAGTCTTGGCCCACCATAGTTCCATACCTGGTATAGTTACTTCTTCCAGTTAATTGTATATAGCCCCTTCCTATAAAATTACCGCCATCTCCGGATTGTGTATTACCAAGTCCTTTACCCTTGGATGTAGTATTTCCGTACAAAAATTCAGGTAATGTGTTATTAGGATTGCCTGCATATTGTTGGGCAAGGGCTGTATCACCCTTGAACACGCTAGGGAATACTTGTAATAATCGATCAGCAGAATAATTAAACCCCTCTTCTACTAACTTCCAACGGCATTCACCGCCGGCAATACCTAACAACGCTGCTATAGCGTATGGACTTGTTAATCCAAATTTGGCACAAGCTGCCTTAATTGCTGCAATTCCTGCTTGTGCTGAAGAAGCGTTAATATCTTTAGCATACGCTGGCGTACATGTTCCTGGCACAATCTCAGGTTGGTTAGCAGGTTGCTGTATTTCGGCGGCAGGATTTGGTGGGACGCCAGCTGCGGCTCTAGTAGATCCTGGAGTTGTTCCTAACGTAGCATCGGTTGCGGAAGGAGAAAACTGTGGGGGATTAACTGATTCATGCTGTGCCCACGGCTCATGCGTTGGCACACGTTGCATGATACTTTTAATTGTTCCTGTATTATAAAATACACCATTGGCCCAACCTGCACTGACTAAACGTTGAGGCAAACTATAAATTGATAACGGTGGGGGTATTTCAGCAGCATCGGCAGCGGCTGGAGATCCTGCGGTTGGACCATTCCAGTGTATATTTGCTCCTGTTCCAATAATGTTACCAGTAGCACCTAAGTTTAATTGTGCCGAGGTACCTAAATTAATATTGCCAGTTGATTTAAAATTAATCGTTCCTTCTGCAGAGTGTTTGATATCTCTTGATGAACTTAAATTATAACTATTTCCCACTGTGATTTTAACAGTATCACCAATAGTTTCATCGTGTGTTCCTCTAATAGCAATTTTTTGATCTTGATCCACGGTAAGATAATTGTAACCCGTGATGTTTGTTTCCATGTTCTTACCTGCTTTAACATGGATGTTACGTCCTGCTTCAATATTGATATCTCTATCAGCACGGAAATTAAAATCGTTCTCTGAATGTATACTCACTGAATCATGTGCATAGATATCAATCTTACCATTGCTGGTCATTTCAATCCAAGATGTACCTGCACTATTAGCAATGTAGATTAAATCTTGACTATTATGCATAAGTATTTGATGGCCTGTTCTTGTACGCAATCTAACTAATTCATTTTGTCCATTAATATCACCATCATCCATAACAAAAGTTGTACCACCGAGTCTACTTACAGGAGCAGCAGTTCCGCTATCATATCCTATATTGGCCCGTTTAGCACCCGAACTGGTGTCCAATGGACCGGGTGTTGATATACCAAATACACTACTAGGAACTTCTCTACGAGCACCACTGGATGTAACTCCCCTTATGGTGTCTAATAATAATCCCTGTTGCAATAATCTATCAGCAAATGGATGAATGGGTTTTGCCCATTTTTGAGGTACTGGATTTTTTAAATCTTGAGATTTTCTATGAAATTCTGCTACGGGCAAATAATCTGTTCCATATTTTCTGCGTTGTTCATCGGTCATTTTTACCTGTTTACTAGCAGCTATTCCCGGTATCATATGATTTTGAAATACATCCGACACACAGCCCATATAGTATCCTTGATTACGGTCACCATCAACAAAAATAACCATAACTTTAGTACCAATATCCGGCGGTATCATCCAAAAACCATAACTTTTTTGTACATCATTAAAATCACTACTATTGTTTCCTTCAAACCTTGATGAGGTAAATCCTGAAAACGGACTTAGATATCTAACAACATGTGTTTCTTCTTGTACTTTAGGATTGTTAGGCATGCCTCCTACTAGTGCAACTTCTAACATACCCATATATGTACCATCGAGGTGATTTGTTACCTCGGCAAGAAACGGGCCAGGAGAAGATTGTTTTGAATTAGGCCCACCACTATGCGATCTCGTTTCTTCTCCCATACTATGTATTTCCTGTATTTTTGTTTAAATTGTTAACTAAATTAGTTAAAGGACTTGATCCTAATGAGTTGGCTGAAAATTTAGATGTCACCGAGCCTGATAAATTTATATCAGGTATTTTAATTTGTCCAGTTAGTCCAGATAATTGATTTTGAAAACTATCTGCTTTGTCCTTGGCAACATTTATATCTACAGCATTAGTTAGTCCTGTTAGGTTTCCAAGGGAACCAAGTCTTGATTTAGACACGTATTGTTCTGCTGAAGAAATTAAATCCGCTGGAACTAAATTAGTAGATAATTTGGCAGAACTATTAACACCATACAAATTCTGTAATGCTGTCATACCGCCTTGTTTAATAACCTGTTGAGAATATCCAGGATCTGCTTGAGGTATAGGTGCTTTACTAAGTGGAGGAGTAGCGGGTATGTTGGCTATTTTACCAGCAGGTATATAATCTAATACTAATCCTTGATTTACGGCTTGTTTTAAATTTACATTGGCTGGTATGTTTTTAATAAGAGATGTAACTTGTGAAGGCAATTTACTTTGTAATGCTCCACTAAGTCCCGAAAGTCGACTAATATCTAACCCCAGTTGGGAACCAATGCCTTTTGGATCATTTGATAACGCCGTTAGTGAAGTAATTTTATTACCAATTCCATTTATAAGACTATCGGCCCTGCCGTTTATACCAGTTAATGAATTAGGTATACCCGTTGCAAGTGCAGATGTTTTAGATATAGAACCAGCCGATAATATATTAGAATCAATGTTTAATCCTTGTTTAATATCATTAGCAGTAAGTACTAATGGTAAAGAAGAACTAGGACTTATTAAAACACTAGCACCTTTACCTATTCCTGATCCAGGATTAGAAATGTTACGTGCCGCACCAAGTGCAGCGGCAGCTAATGATCCAGCAACTAATCCTGTTAGTCCTTCTTTTGCGTTTATTATACTTGTAGCCGCTGATATAGCTGCTGCTGCACCTAAGACCGCTAACGTACCTTGACTTAATGAAGTAAGTCCTGAATTATTTAATCTTATGTTAGAAGTTAAATCGTTAGGTAATGCGCTTCCCGGTAAAGATGACAATCCCGGAGTTTGATTTAGTACTGGAAGTATTGGTACCGACCTCGCATTATTTAGTAAAAATTGTGGTTGTAGATCACCACCTAATCCTAAGCCGGCTGGAATGTCGGAATATCCAGCGGACCTAGGTAAAAATTGTGGTTGTAGATCACCACCTAATCCTCCGCCAGCTTCAATTGACGTTACATTAACTGTATTATTAGAGGATGGAAGGACTCGTCCAAGTGCCGTAAGTACTGATGTAGAACCTGCTCGTTCTTCAACACCTTGTGCTCTAGTTTCGTCAGCTACAACTTGAGAACCCGGTTTAGGTGAGGTGGACATTCTATCGCTCGGATCACTGCTAAGAAGATCTGAATTTAATACTTGACCTGGCATTCTTAGAACATCTAATTTTTGTTTGAATATACCGTCTTTAAATGTGCTAAGAACTGTAGTTACTTGATAAACACCACTAAAGGGTACACGATTAGTATCAAATTTAAACATGCCGCCATCATCAAAACTATTAATATCTTCGGGATTTCTAAAATTAATAGTAATAAGAACTGCTGCATAAATGTGATTTATTTCACCGGATAATGTTTTTCCTCTGGTAGAAGGTTTAGGATTCCAATTGCCTGCACCTGCACCTGCAAGATAAAACGGATCCCCTAGGATTTCAAGATCACCTGTTAACATACTAGCCTTAGAATTAATCACTGAGTTATGCATAGTTCTAGCTAATAATTGAAAAGGATCCTCTTCAGGTTGTGCTGCATTACCTCCATAGGCTTGTATTTTTGTAGATAATATCTTAACAGCAGGATCGGGTACCTGCCCCTGCTCTCTATTGTTACCGGACGGCGTTGAAGGTTTTGAATTTAGTCGAACCCTGGTAGTATTAGCTGGAGCAGCGCCGCCATTTTTTGCATCAATGGGTTTGTTTCCATTATTCACAGGAACTGCTTCAAAAAATAAATTATTAAAATTTAATTTAAAATTGAGAACATCAATATTTTTTCCTGTATAGATAAAGTTATATTCTCGATTACTTATTTTTTGTAAGTCTTTTTCATTGATACGTTCCCTTCCATAACCCGGTATTCGAGTATAATGAACTTTGTATGTATGAACAACGTATGTAAATTTTTGAAAAGGTTTTTTACCTAACTCATTAATCTCATTTGAGTTTGTAGTTTCAATTCTAATCATCCAATAATCTACAAAACCATATTGATCAGGTATACCTGGTTTTTTTTCAATTAGCCCTTTTAATAGATCTTTAGCATATTCACTATCTCTAACAACAGCAGTTATAATTTCGCTAATGTTTGTATCTTGATCAAATTGTATAACAGATTCACCAGGTTTAAATTTAACGGACGGTGGTGGATCGCCTTCTTTGGGTTTTTTTGAATCATTTGCACTATATCCATTTGACTGTGATGTATCTTCGGGTTTATTCATGCCTACTAACAACGGATCTGTAAGAACATTCCCCATTTTGCTGCCAGATATTTTATTTTCAGATATTATGCTACCGAGCCATCCACTTTCATTATCCCATGTGGGAAATTTAATTTCATATCTATCATACTCTTTAGAAGTAACACCTGCTTCTTTATTTTCAATTTCTTGAATTTCTTTAGAAGTCTCATCTAGTGCTTTGAATAAATTTCTTAGAATTTCTCCAACTGTTTTTCCTTGCATCTTTATAGGTTTCTTAACCATGTTGGGATGACCAAATGATCTTTCATTATAAGGTACGGCATTACATCTATACAATGTACCCTTTTCAGTAATTTCAATATTACACTCTGTGATCGACATTGGATAATATCTAGTGCTTTCTGGAATCTTTACAGGCTCCGGAAACTCGTCCTCGTCTGGATATCCCCAAAATTCTAATTTAAGTAAGAATGCGGCATTTTGATAACTAGGAAAACCTGCAGCAACAGCAGCAGTATGTATTGCTTCTATAAATCCATTAATGCTATATGGTTCAATTACATCAAACTTAATTTTCATAGCAGTAGTTGAATTTGTCTTTTCGCTAGGAGCCATTATACTTTCAATTTCTACATTTTCCATGAACATATCAAATCTACCAGGACTGTGTGTATTAAATCCTGTAAAAAAGTTATTAGTTTTTTGACCAGACTCAATGGCGGCATGACGACGCTCGCTTCTTGATTTCGCTCGATCTCCCGCAGTACCAGATTTCTCACTAGCGTCGGACTTAAGAACTGGATTAACATCAGAATCTCTAGTAGATGCAGTTCTTTCCATCAAGTCCGAGCCCTTGCCGCCAGACTTTAAAATAACTAATTGTAAATTAAAATTATCTTTTCTATATGATTCAGGATCGTCAAGGTGACGTTTTTCAAGTGCTGCTAATGTAAAATTATATGTGATAGATCTATAACCATTGAAAATATTACTTTCGCCTGATATTTTTACTATATCATTGTTTGGGTCTTTTGTTGCAGTCTCCGTTTTACGCTCATTATTATCAGATCCAGTGAAACTAGGATTTTTTTTCAGCTTGTCAAGCTCGGCCTGCATACGATTAGTTTCTTCATTGCGCCTGTCAGTCTCAGCCTTCACACGATTAATTTCTGCATTGACCTTGTCACGCTCGGCCCGCAACTTGCGATTTGTTTCCTCTGATTGACGTAGTTGTTCTGCTACTGTTGCCATATGTTAAATTCCTAATACAGAATTAAGTGTAGACAATTTAGGTAGATATATCTTTGCACCGGCTACAAGATCAAACACCGGATCTTTAATTTTTGATTTATTACGCATGGCAAATACCCACCATAGAGAAGCATCTTGATACAAATCATATGCAAGTAAATCTGGCCTATTTTCATAGGTATTAGTTACTTCAAATAGTATGTCATCTGTTTGATACGGAATATCTCTAAATGACATAATATCAAGATATCCATTGAGTAACTGAGTACTGTAATAAGGACTAGTTTTATTGTACATTAAATGTATCCTTCGGTATAATCTCTATTTAAATATTTCGTTACAGAGAAGTTTTGCATTTCTTTTCTACTGTATACTGGTATGCATGTTATAGATAAAGTAGATATAGTTGGTATACTATTTTTACCATTTACACTAAAATAATCACAATTATTAGGTAACTCGATACGTACACCGGTAATTGCTATTGGAACATTTGATAACATACTTGGACCGAATGCATATAAACGGCAAATTGGAGGAGGTGCTCCGCTATCTGCATCACCGTTGCTAGCTCCTCCAAATCTCATCTTTGTTAATGCTCTTAATAAATGTACAGTAGATAGATAGACTGCTGCATCTTTACTATTTTCTACCGTGAATTGTCCATTAATAGAAATTTCACTTACACTACTTCTTTGATAAAAGGGAATATTAAAATTTGAATGTAGTGGTTTTATTTCTGACCAGTCTGCTTTTACACCATAAGAAATAGTCGGCGTATAAGGAAATACAATGCCACCAAATCCAATGTCCTCGCTTAATTCCCCAGCATCACTTCCTGATGTATATTTCACCAAATATTTAGGAGGAACTTTTATTCTAACTCGTTGCTCAGTAGTATGTTTAAGAATGTTTTGATTTCCAACTATTCCAATAATATTTACTTGATCAAGTACTACGTTTGGTGGCGCGGGCTTCTCAGCACCCGGCGGAATACCAGGAACAAGACGTTCTCCCGGAGGAGGAACTTGTCTGTCTTTAGCAGCAGCAATAGCGGCGGTGGCATTGGAAGACATCACAGCGGTGAAGGGATTTGCCATAATTTATATTTCCTTATATAGTATATTTAACCAATAAATAATGTGCTCTTATAACATTATCGTTGACATTTGAATAATAAATGTTATAATGTTATAACCAAGGAGAATAACAATAACAATGACTACTACACATATATCCCTGACTGGAAAAAAGGTAAAATACCTAAACAATCGAGATTTATTATCAGAGATTCATAAAAGTAAATGCTCATTTAGCAGTTACACAGCGCCTGAATATCAACAACACGACATTATATTAACAAATTTAGATAAGGTTAATATTAGAACCGTAGCAGAAGCTAAACGTAATCGTGCAAAACGTCAGGGAATACTGGCATTTGGACAAGCTAGGATTGCGGGAGATAAAAAAATTAAACTTGCAGAATGCACAGCAGACTATAAAACTATAGCCAAAACTGATATTGTTATCCGTATAATGACATTTGAACATGTTCCCATGGCACCGGGACGTAAAAAAACTCTAAAGAATACAGCTGATAGTCACGAGAAAGTAAACTTTCCACCTTTCCAACATTGGAAGTTTAATGACCAAGATGAATTAATCTGTGTGGGTAAAAGTCATTGGAAAGGTACAATTGACACTGGTAAGTTTAGCAAAGAACACGGACGTATTACTGAAAACTTGGGTAAGATGTTTATTAAACTAAGTGAGCGTTATGCACAAAGATCTAACTGGCGAGGATATACTTACAATGAAGAAATGCGGGGGCAGGCTATTCTACAACTAAGCCAAATTGGACTACAGTTTGATGAGAGTAAATCAGAAAATCCATTTGCTTATTATACAGCAGCAGTTACAAATTCATTTACCCGTGTTCTAAATATTGAAAAGAAAAATCAAAACATTAGAGATGATATGTTAGAGGAAGCAGGATTAACTCCAAGTATGACTCGACAATATCAACAAGAATATGCAGAAGAAACTGCTCGTCAAGCTGAACTATATAAACATTTTAGACAACCTAAATCAGAAGAAACAAGTATTGAAGAAGATGAGCAAACTGAGATTTGACTTTTATCAAAAGAGTATGTAAACTCGTAGATAGGAGAATGTTTAATGCCATTGTTTAAAAAGGTAGCGTGTTTCACTGATATACATTTTGGTCTAAAATCCAATTCAACATCACACTTAAAAGATTGTGAAGAATTTGTAGATTGGTTTATTCAAGAAGCCAAAATTGCCGGGTGTGAAACAGCAATCTTCTTGGGTGACTGGAGTCATAATCGTAACAGTCTAAACTTATTCACACTAGATAGCAGTTTAAGATGCTTAGAAAAACTAGGTGCAGCATTTGAACAGTTCTTTTGGTTTCCAGGTAATCACGATCTGTTCTATAAAGACAAGCGTGACATTCATTCGAGTGCTTTTGGTCGGCACATTCCAGGCGTCACTGTTGTAGACAGTATATGGAGCCGGGATGATGTCACACTTGTACCTTGGTTAATAGGTGATGAGTGGAAGACCATGAAGAACATTAAAAGCCGATATGTCTTTGGACACTTTGAATTGCCTAAGTTCTTTATGAACGCCATGGTACAAATGCCCGATCACGGTGAACTTAGAGCAGAAGACTTTAACGGGCCTGACTATATATTCAGCGGGCACTTCCACAAACGTCAAGAAAATAACAAGGTGATCTATATTGGTAATGCGTTTCCACATAATTTCTCGGATGCAGGAGATGATAATCGTGGCATGATGACATTGGAATGGGGCGGTGAGCCTAATTTTATTGATTGGCCCAACTGTCCTAAGTACAGATCAGTTAAACTCAGTGACTTAATTGACAATGCTGATACAATTATGAAGTCAAAGATGCATCTTAAAGTGAATCTTGACATTGATATTAGTTTTGAGGAAGCAAACTTTATCAAAGAAACATTTATTCGTGACTATGATATCCGTGAGATTAGTCTTATACAAGATAAAACTAACTTAGAAGGTACCATAGACGATAATCCAGACGGTACTTTTGAAAGCGTAGATCACATTGTTACAGAACAATTGATTAATATTGAATCAGAACAGTTTGACACAGCAACTTTATTAGAAATTTATAACAATCTTTAATGTTTAAAATAAAAAATCTTACCGTGAAAAATTTTATGAGTGTGGGCAACCAGACTCAAGCAGTGGACTTTGAAAAACAAGCACTGACTTTGGTGCTAGGATCTAATCTTGATCTGGGCGGAGACGATACTGGATCGCGTAATGGTACGGGTAAAACTACTATTGTTAATGCCCTATCTTATGCATTGTATGGGCAAGCTCTAACTAATATTAAAAAAGAGAACTTAATTAATAAAACTAACGGTAAAGCTATGTTAGCTACTGTTGAGTTTGAAAAACATGGTGTAAAATACCGTATTGAACGGGGACGTAAGCCTAACATACTCAAGCTATTTGTCAATGATAATCAGTTAAAAACTGAAGAATCCGAAGATGATAGTCAAGGAGATAGTAGAGAAACGCAAAAGGCTATTGAACAGATGCTGGAAATGAGCCACACCATGTTCAAACATTTAGTTGCGTTAAACACCTATACAGAACCGTTTTTGTCAATGAAGGCTGCAGAACAGCGTGAAGTTATTGAACAATTACTAGGTATTACTCTGCTAAGTGAAAAGGCAGAAGCACTTAAACTATTAATCAAAGATACTAAAGATAGCATTCAACAAGAAACATTTAAGATAGAAGGCATTAAAGCTGCCAACGAAAATGTACAAAAAAGTATTGATAGCTTAGGTATTAAAAGTAGTGCTTGGGAGAATAAAAAGACTGATGATATAGAAAATATTGGTAGAGCCATGATGCGACTCGAAACGGTTGATATTGAAGCAGAATTGATATCACATGCAGAGCTCAAACTGTGGAACGAACACAATACCAAGATACAAGGTCTTAACCGACAAAGAGCAACATTAGATGCTGCACTTGGGCAAGCCGAAAAAGCTGTTAAGAAGTATGAACAAGAACTAAAAAGTCTAGCAAATAAGACTTGCCATGCTTGCGAACAAGAGCTACATGATCATAAACATGAAGAAATGTCATCTGTTGCCCAACAACACTTAGCAGAATCTAAGAAATATTTTGATAAAGTCAGTAATGACTATAATAAAGTTGTAGAAGACTTGGGTACTGGTGATATGCCTCGCAGACCTAATACATTCTACGATACCGAAGCAGAGGCGTTAGGTCACAAGAACAATTTAGACGGACTTGAAAAAAGTTTAACTACCAGAGCAGATGAATTAAACCCTTATCAAGAACAAATACAAGAACTTAAAAAAACTGCTATCCAAGAAATTAACTGGATTGTAGTTAATGATTTAACAAAACTTAAAGATCACCAAGAATTCTTACATAAGTTATTAACCAACAAAGATAGTTTTATTCGTAAGAAGATAATTGATCAAAATTTAAGTTATCTAAACAAACGTCTAAGCTATTATATTGACAAACTAGGATTACCACATCAAGTTGTATTTCAAAATGACCTAAGTATCGAGATTACTCAGCTTGGACAAGATTTAGATTTTGATAATTTAAGTAGAGGTGAGCGTAATCGATTAATTCTAAGTATGAGTTTCTCTTTCCGAGATGTTTGGGAAGGATTGTATCAAAGTATTAATTTATTATTTGTAGACGAACTTATGGATGCCGGAATGGATGCTGCTGGTGTAGAAGCTGGATTAGCAGTACTAAAGAAGATGGCCAGAGAACGCTCAAAAAATATATTTTTAATATCCCACAAGGATGAATTAATCGGTAGGGTAAACAATGTACTTAGAGTCGTTAAAGAAAACGGTTTTACCTCTTATAGCAATGATGTAGACTATGTCGCGTGAAAAATTTGAGAAATATAAAGAATTACATTCAGAATATATCTCACGATTTGTAGATTTGCATAACTATCATCAAGCGTTTCTAGACTTTCCTTCATATATGAAGGGCGGAAGAGTACGGAGGGCTGTTACTGATATGATAATATTGGGAAAAAAGTTACGAAAATTATCGTTAGAGGTGACTAGCGAACACAAGAAAAATACAATAGAAGATCGCCAATCTTTGAAAAAAGAAAAAGCAAGATTGAAGGCAATTCCAAAGAAGGTTGGAAGACCGAGAATAAAAGAGCCATTAGTTAGAAGAACTACAATTGGAAGACCAAGGAAAAACGAAAATGACAACAACACAACAAATTAAAGATCAATTAGATGCATTCTTAGCAGAAGATGCAAAATTTACGGCTGGTAATGCTGCTGCTGGAACTCGCGCACGTAAGGCATTAGGTGAATTGTCAAAGGCTGTTAAAGCCCGCCGCAATGAAATTACCGCCGAGAAGAATGCCCGCAAGGAAGCTAAAGCAGCAAAATAATTAATGACTTGGACTTATCAAGGACAAGTTGTAAATGAATTACCCGAAGACTGTATAGGATTTGTCTATTTGATAACCTGTACAGTCACGGGTCGCAAATATATTGGCAAAAAATTAGCAAAATTTAGTCGAACGACCTACAAGACTGTAAAGTTAAAGAACGGCACAAAAAAGAAAAAGCGAATTCGTGGTAAGATCGAATCCGACTGGCAAACATATTATGGCTCCAGTGTAGAATTAACAGCAGATATCACCAAGATAGGGGTAGACAAGTTCACCCGTGAAATACTACACTATTGTAAAAGCAAATCAGAAACATCGTACATTGAGGCCCGTGAACAATTCGACCGCAAAGTATTAGAATCAAACGAATATTATAACGGACAAATCTCTGTTCGTGTCCATGGCTCCCACATAATTAAAAAACCTTAGGCTCAGTTAATCGGTATAAAGCTCGCACCTGCTAAGTTCTGGTGCCCGGAAACCTGGATCTCGGATCACAGGGAGGGAAATCTCTTGCCGATAAGAGTACTCAACTACTACCCGAAAGGATGAAGATCGCTATCAAGCCCTGCGATTTAGTTGTTTGAAGATGAATGTATAGGCAAAAGGAAGGGAGAAAAACCCTAGATTTACATATATGTTAGTGTGTATATGTAAATTGCCGTTGTATGAAGACGGAGCTCGTGGTATAGGACAACCGCCACTGTAACTGCTCTAACACTAAGTGACTGTTCGAACTCGGATAATGTCTTTTTT